GTAGTATTTATCAGTCATCAGCATACTGTCACTACTCCAAAAGGTACGCATCATCTCATTGATTTTATCGCGGTAGCGGTACATCAGAAGCATTTGGCCGGATGAAGGAAGGAACCAGTTGGATTCATCCTCGATACCGTCACTTTCCAAAGTGTAGGCACGGTATGCACGGGCGGCTTCGGCAGCCGGCGCACCAATCACACCGCTATTGTTTTGCTCTTTCAGGGTAGTGATAATCAGGTCGGTATCTTCCTCACCCGTGAAGCAGCCGTACATGGCACCCAGTCCTTTTTGGTTCAGGCCGTCTATGGCTTTGCCCTGACCGCCCCAATAGAAGGTAGTAGTCATGTCGGCATTATAACACTCTTGGGCGGCGATTACGAAGGAGTGTCCATGGGCACGGATACGAAGCCCACGTTTGATGTACAGTTGTTTGTTGGCAGCGGTTAGGGAGTTCCATTCGGCAGCGGTAAAGTATGCCTTGGAGTTATCAGAAATACGGTTACAGGCAAGAGTAAGGTCAAGCAGGCCGGCGGCCCACTTGATACGTTGTCCAAATTCAGATGCGCGGGAATTCTCGGTGACATCCGAGAAGCCCACGGCGTTCAGTGCTGCCACTTGTGCCTGTTTATTCAAGCGAAGCAGCGTTGCGCTTTGTTCATTCGTCATAGTTACTTGTTGATTAAATCATTAATATCCATATTGTCTTCAGCGAAGCGTTCGAGATATTCTTCGTAGGTTTCGCCGTTATAATATTCAAGGACTTCATTGATGTTGTCCAGCGTTACGTTATCGTAGTACGGTTCTCCGCCATAAGACTCATTATTGAACCAGTTGATAAGGTCAATGTAGGCATCTATGACGGTAAGGATGACAAGGCCGTCGATACCGGATTCAAGGGATTCGATTTCATCCGTTTCACGGATAACCGTCAGTTCGTACGTGCCGTTGACTACCGGTTTATCCTGTCTGTTACCGTCCTCATCCATACCGGCGACTCCATATTCGAGAATGGCAAGAAGCTCGGAGCCGTCAGCCTTCAGTGTCATGTTCGAGATACGGAGCATGGAAAGTTTACGGGATGCCGTTTGTGAAGCGAGCACGTCACGGAGCATTTGGATGGCATTAAGTTTCGGAGACGTTTCAAGACGCAGCCGCCCGACGTTCGGCATGGATTCGATTTGCAGGCCGGACGGGGCGGAAAGGCCGGTATAGGTCAGTTCAGGAAGGCCGACAAAACGGAGGCTTGTCATTGTTGCTGGAAGAGAGATGTCATTAATCGGAGAAGTCTCTGCAAGAGTGATGTTCTCCAATACGCTACCCTCGGTGTGAATATGCTCAATGCGGGGACACTTGGAAGCATCAAGGCTCTTTGCGCCGGTATTCCTGATATCAAGTGTGGTCAGGAACGGCAAGTCTCCGAGCATATATGCCGTCAGTTTGTTGTAACCCATACTACGTTCTACATGGTTTTCTCCACCTGTAACAAGGGTTTCCACAAGGCTCATGACCGAGAAATCGAAGTTGTCACTAAGCGTCAATGCGGAGAGGTCTATACTGCTCATTCGGTCAGCTTGGTAGATGTACAGCAATGCGCCCTCATCCTTGGCAAAGTTGGTGAATGTGTAGCTTTGTCCGGCTTCGAGGTAACAACTCTCCGAAAGGTTGCCCGATGCGTCATTACCGACACCGAAGTAACCGGTTGCTGCTGCCGTGATGGTTATTGTCGCATCTGCACCACAAGCGATACGCCCGGACAGAACACCGCTGAAGAAGTCGCCGGTCTGATAGTAGCCGTCGCGGATACGCCAACGTGTGCGGATGAATGCCGGAAGCGATGTCAGCCCAAGCCCTTGCAGGGCGTAGAAGTAGATAGCGTCAGAAGTGGCGGTGTATTGGATATACTTCCGGTAACCGTCGTAAGAACTGACCACTTTCGGCCATACCAACTGACGTTTGGTACAATAAAAATAGATGGCGCCATCCGGTGAGAAAGGTTTCATCATTTGACCGTCCACTTCTATTTGGCAGGAGCGCATCGCCGCGATGACCGTGCGCAGGTCTATGGTGTTTCCGTCGGCAAGCAACACCTCCTGCTGTTCCCTACAACACACCCAAAGGATGCTGTTCCATCCCGCAAACGGGTTAGTATATGTATCCGTCGATGACTTGCCGGGGTCTACTTCGGGGTCGGTGTCACAACCGCCGTCATTGTCCTTGTCATTCACGCCGTCGGCATCATATATCTTGTTAAGGTACATGATGAGCGCATTTGGTGAATAGATACCCTTGGTTACGCTCGCCCCGCTCTCCAAGAACCACATCGGCTGCATATTCTTGGCCTGTTGGTCTTTGCCGCAGGCGTAATCGGTAAAGCCGTAGTAGCTCATCACCGATTTGGGATTAGCATGCAGATGTAGTTGGGTACGCCAGTTCTCTTGCCAGTCGGCATTATAGTCCTTGTCGCAAGTGTGGCAAAAACGCAACATATCATAGAGCTGGTAAGGTACTTTCTTCCCGAGCGCGTAATCGATGGCAAGCTGGTCGTTGTCCACCATGCACTCGAAGTAGTACGTCCATGCAGGGAACGTTTCGCCCGATATTTCCCCCTTGTCGATGAGTTTCTGCACCCAGCTTGACTTCATCGTACCGGGTTGCATCATTTCCTCGACGGAGGAGACACCGCGCCACCAGCACATCCCTTGGTACACAAGCAGTTCGAAACCCTCAATGGGGTTCAGTACGTCACCCTCAATGACCCATTTGCCACCTTCTTGATACATTGAACCGGTCGTATCCTTCCATGCGCCGTCAACGTAACGCATGAAGCGGTAGTCACGTCCGCAATACAAAGACAGCAGGTAGGGCATACCCGTATCAAGTCCATCGGTAGCCTTGAAGCGTTCCTCTATCTGGTCAAGCGTTTCCTCTGCATGGCCGAAGAACTCGACAAACGATGCGTCCTGGTAGTTCAGGCAACCGAGGTTATAGCCGGGAGTGTTCATGAAGCCGAGGGCGGTCTGCTCCCCTTTGTCCTCTTTCCAGTTACCGCGCGCCTCGAAATAAACATTCTGCAACGTGTCCGACGTGGAACGGAACACGCACACCGGGTGGTTGGCGGTCGAGTGGTTCATCTCCAAGTCTTCAATGTGTATATCACCCAGGTCATATGTGCCGTCAAAGAAGCGCTGTGCCGGAGTCAGGTAGTCGCCACCGAGCGAGCGGTAGGTGTAGTTCATCATGTCGCAAGTGCCGCAATCGTTCACACCGCTGGAATCCGAAAAGTCTATCTTTACTGTGATAATGTCCACAGGGATGGTATTCTCGCCTACACGCACTTTTTTCTGCTTGAAAAGCGCGTAGGCAAGCAGTGCGTCCGCGTTGGTGTAGTCCGGGAACAACGGAACAATCTCCTTCGCCTTACCGAGATAGTAGCGGGGATTTTTCTTGCAACGTTTGGCAGATGTGGTTCCCTGCCTGCGTTTGCGTACGCTGCGTGCCACAAATGAACGCCACGGATGAATGGGATCGTAGTAGTAAAGGTCAACGGTGAAGTTGTCGCTTGTCGAAACACCGTTGTCAAACTCGTTGAAGCTCGCATCCGATGCAACCTCAACGATATAAGGAATGCCACGTGCGTAAAGTTCCGCCGCACTCGGGCGCAACATAGTCGTACCTTCAGCGGTCTGGGAAACAAGTACATTCTCAAACTCATATTCCTTGACCATTATTTCCGTGTCGGTAAGCCGAACAAGATAGTTCTTGTGTGCTTGCGCCCATTCGAAATAAGTGTTCCACGCACAGAGGTTATAGAGGTAAAGGTCGCCTTTCTCTCCATTGAATTTGATATTGCGATCTTGGAAAAGATTGCCGGAGCCGCCCACATAGCCGAGGGTCGCGACACGTTCGCCGTCAAGGTAGAGACATATCATTGAATACTTGATGCCTCCACGCTCAACGTATATGCTTGTAGGCTCTACGACAATAGCAGCGGTTATCTCCTTACCCTGCTCGTAGGAGCGTTCCTCACGCGACCTTATGCCGTTCTTACAGTAGATGCCCACCTTTGAGCCGGTCACATAGAAGCCCGCTCCGGAACTCTCGTCGTAACACTCCATCAGTTTTGCGTTCTTGTCCTTCACGTTCTTGGTCGCAAAGGTGAACTGTATAGCCCCGCCCGTAGCCTCCAACATCGAAGAACCGAACATATAATGATTGAGCTGTCCGGTTACATTTTCCGCGATGCGCAGACAATTCTTGCCGAGGAAGGTACCGAATCCATTGCTAGTGTAGTTTGCACCGGTCAGTTTCAACTCATAACCGTTCGACGTGATGCTATGGTCTGCTTCATCGTTGGAGCGTCCCGAAAAATCAAAGTCGTAGATAGTACCGGAGGTCAGTTCGGCATCGATAGCAGAACCGTCAATGGTAACAATAACATTGTCGCTCGATACATCACTGACAATGGCATTATAGGTTACCGCCGTACCGTCGGCATAACCTTTTATCTGCTGTGAAACAGAGTAACTGCGAGTATTGAGGGCGAGAAGCTGCGTGAATTGTGTACCATTGGCAAATATGGCGACATGCGACTGCGACTTGCCGGGGGCATAAACCGCGACATCGAGTTTCAGTGTATCATACAGGCGCACCGTGCCGCCGGTCGTGTCATCGTACCGTAACGACACTATCGGAGTTTCATTCCCATCTTCCACCACCATTACGGCAGTATAAATGGTATTACCTTTTGCACCGCTGGCTATGTCAGTTCCCTGTATACGGAGCGGGTAGCTGCCATGTGACAAGCCCAGTTCTGACGGATGAAGGGTAATGGAATGGGTGAAACTGTCATTGACGGCGGTTGTAGCAAGGAGATGCCATTCTCCATTAATCTTGATGTCCACCCGGACGGAAATGCCTTTGTCCGACTGGTTGTTGGCGAACTTGTACAGGGGGATGGTAACGCTTCCTGTTGTCGGGGTTACGGGCGTGTCCGGGCTGTATTGCAACACTTGCACGCAGGTACAGGTTATGTCAACGGCAGTAACCGAAATGTTCTTGCTTCCGGTATTCCCGGAATCGTCGGTAGCCACAAGCTTGAACTTGCGGGAACCCGCAGCAGTGAAGAACGAAGTGAAGTCAAGCTCGAACGTGTAATCGGTCAAATCACCGGAACTCGGTCTGTTGACACGTTCCGTCCACACGGTCAGACCACTGTCACGGTCAACTATCTCAAGCGTTTCAATGGAGTTCTCCGTTTCAATACCACCGCCGCTGGTCACGGAACGGACAGCCGCACGTCCCTTAATAGGTGAACCGTATGCCCCGTAGACGGGAGAGGATTCAAAAGCGATGGCCACAATAGTACCGCCACCGCCACTACCCCCGCCGGTACCGACAAGGAACTGCTTTTCCTCGCCAACCCCTTCACCCTTGGCATTGACCATTTGGATTTTGACAACACCCTCAGTCTCGGTGTCTAAAGAGAAGTCCACAGGGATGTAATCATATGCACCGCCAGTAGACAGTGCTTTGTCACCGCCCTCTTCAGGAGCATCACCAAGTTCTACTTTCGAACCTTCACCGCCAAAGTTTTTCCAAAGTACCACCTCATTAAAATCGGAAACGGCTCCCTGGAACTGCCGGGTTTCCATTTCATACTCGCCTATCTTATAGGTGATAATAAGCCCTGTTCTCTCACAGTTGATACCTGATTCCTGTTGATAGGACACTATAGCAGCTATAGCTGTTTCAAGAGTGTAGTAACCATTTGATAATGGTGCAATTTCATCTACTAACAACACTGCGTCTTTGCCCGTCGTGTCACTATCGGCTCCAAAATCTGTCCAATTGCTTTCATTATTCCAATCACTAGTATTTGTCCACTGTTTGGAAAGCCAACCACTTTCTGTAAAGAATGTCAGTATAATACCCGGTATTTGCAAGACTTCTGCATATTCAGAAGTAGCACACTTGTCAAGTACAGCAGAAAATGTTACTTTATCCGCAAATCCAAACAGTTTATTTGCATTAACAATGCCACGTGCTATTATCTGCTTATTATGAGTTATCAACGCATTCTCATTATCTGTAATATCTTGGGTCGCTTGGGCCATTTTCTCTTGCAATCTTGCCCCCTCATCACCGGGAAACGCTGTTGCACTTGTATGCCCAAGCGCAAGGTCTGAACCGATAGAGGTTAATTGAGTACCACTCCAACGATAACTTTTTCCATCCTCTGTACAAAGAAATACTTTCCCAGAGTAAGGTATACACCCATTATCATTTAGCGTTCCAAAATTTTCAGCATCCCTCCAATTTCCATAATATGTAGTAATCTGCCCTAGCTCTTCTATAATTGACGAATAGGCAAGAATAAAACAATGGTGTTCTTTGTCATAGACCACATTACACCCCTCATCTGTAGAACTTTTATCTATGGATTCGACAGTGATAGGGATGCCAATAACAATATCGTAAAATTCCAACACATCATCCACATAGGCCGGCAAATGCTGACTAGGTACTTTTCCGTCATCACCAAGAGGAGCAAGTCCCCCATGGGCTCCTTTCGTTTCTTTGAATGCGTTTAACTGCTCACCCACATTATTAGCCTTATTGTTCGCCTCATCTGCCGTATCTTCTACAACATCCATTCGTCCCTGCAAGGAATTGACACTATCATCATACGATTCATTCTTTTCCGCTATTTCAGTCACATCATTTTGTAACTGAGTAATATCATTCTGAAATTTTTCGACAATCTCATTATATTTTCCGTCATCAACGGAAGGGACTCCTCCTTCTTCCCCTGTGGGTACCCACTCTCCACCATCACCAACATATATCGGAGCAGGTAAAGTCGTACCAACAAGAGCCCACCAACCATTATGAGGAAACGGATGTGCTATTTTTAACTTCTCAATGGTGGTAAATAACCCTTTATTAGCAGATTTGATATTTTTTGCCTCAAGCCACCCCTCTACTTTTACGTTCCCTTTTAAATGGGTTTTACCTTGAATAGTTACATCACCACCTATTGCAGCATTACGACTAACAGAAACATCACCGTCTATTTGTGTTGATTTGATTGAACTCATATTAATACTGATTTAGCTAATTCGTTCAATGCAGAGCTTTTCTCCACATCCCCGAATGTTGTTAATACTAGTGCGGCAATTGTATACACTACCGCATCATAACATCGCTGACAAATCTCTATCGCACCATATTTGTCTATTTGAGGATAAGGAAGATAAACTGCACGACTGACTGTTGCATCCTGGCTCTTACAAGAATAAAATTCCAGTACTCTCCCTTCTGGTCGTATAGAAATAGCGCAAACAGGACGTTGGGTAGTGCCACGTATTCCTTTAAATCTAGAGGATTGCTTCTCATATTCAGGATCATCAACACTTATGGGATAAAATACGGCACGTTCCCAATCACTCATCTGAAAAACGACAAAGCGCATAAAATCTTCCGGCAACAACACGCAGCCGCTTTCATTCTTTTTCCAATACACCTCTTCTCCGAAATTATACCCGCCATCGAGCAAGTAAGGAGGTGCAGAACTGTGTACGCGTTTTACAGCCTCAATAATCTTTGATTTAATGATGTCGTTTAATGCAAGCGTGTCTACATCACCAATTTCTTTCAATACATCACTCGTTGTGTTTTGGTCAAGTGCTATACGAACATCTCCAGCTATCTCGTCAAGATGATATACCGTCATACGCTATTACTTTATTATTACAATCCTTCGAACTCTATTCCATGAGCTGCTGCTTGTTCCAGAATGGCTTTAGTAGAACGCATAGAAGTACGACTGATACCAAATTTGTCAGCAAGATAATCCTTAGCAGCTGCAATATCACTCACTTTGACCTTGCAAACAGTTTCATCATTCCCTGCCCCTACGTTATCTTCCGTCTCTCCGTTTTGCTCAACGTTCTCGTTGTTGTCCAATTCAGTCTTGTCTACATTCTCAGCAGCCGGAATTTCTTTCTGATTCTTTAAAGAAGTAACCTTTTGTTTGTCTGTCGCCTTTCTTTCAGCACTTTGCCCCTGTGAAGTTTGGAGTCTAAACAACTTTCCAAAGTTGTAATGTCTCTCTATTGACCTTTGTAAAATTTCATTATCTGTAGTAAATACACTACTACCATTTGACAAGGGAGTAAACGTTATATGAAAATTCTTTTTGCTTGGAAGCACAACATTAATACTAATATTGGTGTTCGCCATGTAAGTTTTAATAGTCATATTGTCGAATGAATTAAAAAGGGGATAGGACTTCTATCCCATCCCCCCGATTAATAATTTGATTTATTTATACTCTAATTAAGCAGTTTCTGAACTACTATCTTCTACTGTTGCAGGTGCCTTTGCAAGTCTCATACGCGCATGTGCCTTTGCATAACGCAGATATAAGCAACTTACTTCCTGAATCACTACTGCATCGGTACGACGAATACCCGCTTTCTTCAAGTCAAGCACATTGCGTGCCCAAGACACGTGGGTTTTCTTGGAAAGGTATTCCGGATCCATGGCAAAACCGCAATCACTCATACCATTCACATCAAATAATTCATGATGAATGGTAAGAACTTCTCCGAAGTCAGTATCCCAAGATTTAAATTTCAAGTTCCAAACCTCAACGGTATCTTTCAAACGAAATTTCTCACTCTTAATCTTGGAGAATGCCGAAAGCATATCACTTCCGCAGAATAAAATCTTACGCTTATTACCGATACCAGTACCGACAAAAAGGTCTTTGGTAATATCCACAAGATTTTCATCAGTAATCTCGGCACAGTTCTTTTCGCTGTTCCATTCACCAACCTCGATGTCTTTTCCTGCCATCCACCAGATACCCCCTGTAAACCAAGTATTCATACCGTCCTTGGCAACATGTTTGATAACCTGTTTAACGCCAAACAAGTACGTATTCTCCATGGCAAGGCGCATATCATATACACCATCTTCTTCAATATCGGAAAAGTTCCAATTCACTTCTTTGGCAGCAATCTTGTCAAAGGTAGACTGTTCTACCTGTATCATGAAGTTCTGACAGTACTGTGTTTCCGGCATAGGAATATTGTTGAAACGCCCGGTCTGCACATCCAGTTCACCACAAGCCTTTCCCATACGGACAAGAGTCGTTCCTTGCGGAATTTCCGGTAAAAGAATGGGTTGCTTGCTTGAATCATCCATTTTCCCATTTACTGCATAGACTGTCGGCAAATTAGTTGAACTATCCTTTCCGCACACACAAAGTTCAAGGTCAGGAACATTGCTGTCACTTTCTGAATATGCAGTCCCATCCGGTTTAGTAATAGCACTTACACCTACCACACGGATAGTGTCATCCAATGTGAACATATTCAGATCACTCACTGGCAAAGAAACACTTGCACCACCCGTCATTGCTTCCAATTTTTTATTAGTACTACACTTTATTTCGCGTGTACCCACACTATAGTACTTCACCTCAAAAGAATTAGTACTACTTGATTTCGCATAACGACTAATTTGATCAATAGGTGTCGCCATCGGACGAATTTTCACAATGCGCTTATCTACATCGCTTAAGTAAAAATTCGGGTCTCCATTTTCACGACCACCGGTTTCTGTGGCAATACCATCTGTTCCACCCGTACCGTCTGCACCGGCTGTCATTTTACCTGCATCTGGCAGGTTTGATGCGTCAGCCATCATGACACCGCTTGATGCACTCGTCACAAACGCTAATATCATTAGCGTAATGCGACAAAAGAAATTCATTACTTTCTTCATTGCTTGAAATTTTAATTGTTAATAAATGAATTGTGTATCTTTATTTGTTTATTGACCTACGTTTTTCGCCTCCACGTTCCCAAATATTTTGTGCACCATCATATCGACTTATTGCACCAAGATCTGGCATTTGTCGTGAGCCTGCATTACCACCTCCATTCTTTCCTGCAAGATTAGCAGTACCGTCACTCTTGCTCCCTTTGCGTAGTTTTTCCTCAATCTTACTATTACGTCCTTTCACTTCTCCCTCATGACTGGCTGTTTCTACATCGCTATCATGTTTGATAGCCTTGATAGCCATTTGAATACTATCACGAGTGAATTTACCAAGAAGTCCGTCCTTCATAATTCCAATCAGAAACTCCATTGCTTGATCTATTTCATCATCAGAAATACCTTCCTCCTGCTGCATTTGTTCAAGAGTAGAAAGAGTCGCATTAATGTTCTGCTGATACTGTTCTTCAAACTCCTTCTCTTTGGTTATTCGTTCCGCATACTCTTTGTTGGCAGCAGCAAGAGCTTCTTGCTTCTCTGGGTCTTCAAGTGCAGCTTTAAAATCATCACCAAATTTGCGTATCATACCGATGATTGGGTCCTCCCCTTTACGCCAATCAGTGAGAAATGCTGCACTACGTGGATTACTCGCAAAAAGATCGGAAAGTGCTTTTTCCCGTTCTTTATAGCCAGACAATTCTTTGTCCAAACCGTCGTATTCGTCGTTAATTTGAGCGAATAATGCCTCGTCGTCGGCAAACTCTTTATCGGGATACTTTGCTTTCAATCGATCTGTGTATCGCTCGCGATTGCTCTTAACTTCCATATTATTAGGTATAATGTGAGAAAAATAAATTTTAGTCTTTATCTACAAAGCAAAAATAGCGAGGGAAAGAAGGATTCCACGTTTATCTTTTTACGCTCCAATCTATAACTTTGGAACATAGATAAATAGAAAAATGAAGCATAAAGGCGCTATAATGGAATACTCAAAGGAACGTATGGACGATTTAATGAGAGCATACGATGAATACATTTCATCATGCGACTATATCCGTATGTCCGAGGTATACAAAATAATAGTCAATATGCCCTCTCGCCGCTTTTGGGTTAGTGATATACGTGCTGCATTGATTATTTCTGCAATGATGAGAGGTAAAACAGATTTGAGCACAATGTGCCCATTGAAAAAAGAGATGTATGAAGAAATTTATAATCGGGTATTTAAGCTTCAAGAAGAATGTCCTGAATTAACTATTTCCGAACTGTGCGCCAAAGTTATTGCACAACCTGCTCCTAAATTCTACCTTACGCCAGGCAGTGCAAAAGTAATGGTATGTAAAGCAAGAAAACAATGGATACAAGAAAAATGGAAAAGATTACGGCTCTTGTAATTTCTACTATTGTTGTAGGTTTGTCATTTTTCAAAGTATGGGATTGGCAAACTGTAGGCATTTACGCAGGAAGTGATATTGCCGGACGTGTATTGTACCCATTTTTTCACGCAAACATTCTGCACGCTTCCCTTAATTCATGGTGTTTGCTTTCAATGGTTTTTATTTATGACATTGGAATATGGCGGTTAGTACTAGCTTACATAATTGCTGTTACGATTCCAGTTGACACTATTGAGTGTTTTATTGGTGAAATGACATCACCAACAGTAGGATTATCGGGAATAGTATTTGTTTTATTTGGCTCAATCTCGTTTGAAGTATTACGCAAACAATATTACCAGTTGTGGATGATATTCTATCTTACTGCAGGTTTCTTATTTCCATACACCAATGCAATATTACACCTATGGTGTTATATGTTAGGTTTCCTTGTGGCTCTGCTTAACAAGCCGATAATAAAAAAGTCACATGATTAAAGGTAATATAAACATAAAAGCCATTACCAATATACTAATAGAGAATGAACGCCGTAATTCAATTATTTATGCAAAATTTAATCCTATTACCGGCGAAGGTTCTGTAGGGGAACGTGTCAAATGTACCATTAGTGATTTTCCTATACGCAATCAATGGCTACCAAAGCGTGTAATGAAAATACCGCTTGTACGTCAACTTGCGGAAGCAGGTTCTATTACCAGATTCCTTACGGATTATATGGGGGTAGAGGACAATCCGGATGATCGGCTGAAAGTTATAGAGCAATTTGTACGCATACGTAGCCGTGAGGACTTTCCATTTTGGGCAGCTACATTCGTTTATATCAAGAATAAAGGTGGTGGAGAAGATGTATTGTTCCGTCTTACAAGACCGCAACGTCGCTTTGTAGAACGGCTTGAGAAATTACGTATTGCAGGAAAACCAATACGTATTATTCTACTAAAGGCGCGGCAATGGGGCGGCTCTACCACTTCACAGCTTTATATGGCATGGTTGCAACTCCTTCACAAAATAGGACTGAACTCACTCATTATAGCACATCAAGGTGCAGGCTCCGATGAAATCAAAGATATGTTCGACAGGATGATAAAAAAATATCCAGTCGAAATGCTTCACAAGATTGATGAGCTTTACAATGAGAATGAGCCGAAACTTGTAGGAGTGGGTAAGTCGGGTAGCATATACCGTGTTCCTCAACGAAACTGTAAAATTAAAATTGGTACAGCAGAACGCCCGGATAGTTGCCGAGGTGGAGATTATAACCTTGTACATCTTTCAGAAGTAGGTATATGGAAAGCAACGGAAGGTAAGAAACCAGAAGATATTGTGCGGTCGGCCTGTTCGGGTATTCTCCTAAAACCATACACTATGATTGTCTATGAGAGTACAGCGAATGGTACAGGAAATTTCTTTCACAGGGAATATACCGCAGCAAAGAAAGGGGATTCCCAGTTCGAAGCCATGTTCGTATCATGGTTCGACATAGAACAATGCACGCTGGCTTTCAATTCGGATAAAGAAAAACAGGTTTTTGCAGAATGGCTCTATAAAAACCGTAACAATGAAAATACTAGTTCCGAACGTGAAGAATGCGGTAAGTATCTTTGGTGGTTATGGGAGAAAGGGGCTACGCTCGAAGCTATCAACTGGTATATAGCCGAACGTAGGAAGTATAATGACCATGGACAAATGGCTGCCGAATTTCCGTCCGACGATATTGAAGCCTTTGTTCATTCAGGAGCGCGTGTGTTTGACAAATACAAGGTGGACGCAATGCGTGGTACCTGCAAGAAGCCTAAATATGTCGGCGAAGTCTACGCCGATGCAGACGAAGGCAAGAACGCTTTGCAGAACTTGCGTTTTGTGGAAGACAAACAGGGGTTGTTACATATTTGGGAACTTCCTGAAATAGATGAAAAGGAAGTTGTCACAGACCGCTACCTCACTGTTGTCGATGTGGGAGGCCGTTCCAATAAAGCCGACTTCTCTGTCATTGTCGTGTTCGATCGTCTATTCATGATTGACGGCGACAGGCCTGTCGTGGTTGCCCAATGGTATGGGCATTGCGACATCGACCAGCTTGCGTGGAAAGCGGCACAAATAGCAGCGTTTTATGACAACTCGCTCTTGGTAATAGAGAGCAACACGTTGGAAACTCATGATAAGGAGCGGCAAGTGGATGGTGACCAATCCGGATTTATTCTTAACCAAATAAAGGATATATATCCCAACCTGTATGCACGCAAACAGTCAGAAGAAGATGTACGCGAGGGATTACCTACAAAATACGGTTTTCACACCAACATTTCCACTAAACCGATGATTATATCAACATTAGTCAAAGTTATTCGTGAGAACCTGTACACAGAACGTGATGAACGTTGTTTAGATGAATATCTGTGTTATGAGAAAAAGCCGAACGGTGCTTTTGGCGCAATTACCGGTAAGCATGATGACTTATTAATGACAAGGGCTATCGGACTGCATATCTGCTTCTTTGAAATGGATACTCCCAAAATTGTACCTCGTGTTGGCCGATTTACTGTTAAGAGAAGAAAGAGAGCTGTTTCGGCAGCAACAATATAAAATTAAACATTTAATTTAATAAACTAATAAACAATGAACATTATCAGAAAATTACGTGCATCAATCCGTTTAAATGAAGCGGTAGTGCAAGCAGACAAAGCACATGAGGAAACAGGTGAACGTTATTACGTTATGCCCAATGGAAAAAGTGGTAAACTCATAATTATGGATAGATTCAACTTCCGCAAACTGAAACAGAAAGGTTATTTATCTCGTTCAACATTCGTGAATGATTTGGAACGTGAGTGTTTCTATTGTACTCCTTATAAAAATGGAAGCGGCGCATTACCTGAATTAATTGTTAAACTCAAGCGCAAAGAATATTTCACTTACCTTGATTCACTCAAAAAAAGAAAAAAGTAATGGGAAGTAGATATGATGCAAAACAGGGGATAGACGGCATTGTCACACTTACTAATGACCCTCTAGCTATTGACAATATCCGAAAAATAAAAGCTGGCGACCGAGTTGTGTGTAATGACGATGGAAATTCAGGAACAGTATTAGCAGTAGACGATGATAATTACGGTTGTACAGTACTATTCGATGATACATTAGAAACGTGGATAGAATGCGACCAATTGTCCAAAGAGTAATTTTCAAAACGGCGAATAGAGCAGGGTTCTATTCGCCGTTTTGAATTTAGCCTTGCATTGCCCCATGCAACTGATTTACAGCTTCCATATTTGCATTTTGTTGCGCTTGTTGGAGCAATTGAGGTGAAAGCCCGTCAGGAACTCTCCCCTGTGCGAGCTGTTCCTTTTGGCTCTTGATACTCTGTAACAGTTCATCGGCAAACGGGAAATCCCCATGCTCAAGCAACTGCTCTACGCTGATCGCTTGGGACTGGTACAACTGCATTAGCATATCATTAGCAAGATGCCTGTATGCCGGTGTTGAAGTACTTTCAGTAATGCTTAAGTCAAATTCTACATCCCGGATTTTCTTCGGGTCATATTCAATTTGCGCACCACTCCTACCAGCAATATTGAACACACGTTTCGTATCATAAAACTGCTGCATGTTCTTCACATCTTTGTATGCCCCGTCCACAACAAAGCAACTAAAACACTCAAGCAAATCTAGTAATGATTTTGTAGCATTTTCTGTCTGTTGATTGTAATGTGATGCACTTTCCCCCGAATATCCCGGCTTTCCCTGCAATGCACCAGTTACTCCCGAAATATCCTCAAAGAATTTCAATTGCATATTCAGTAGTTCGGCAATGCCTATGTTCGTGGAGTTGTTAGCTACCTGTTCCGGTACCTTGCCACTTTTGCTTGGTCTGTACACAATGACACCATTGAACTCCGTCCAGCTCTCTGCAATATCGTCAATGCTCACACCATCAGGCAAAGAATCTTCCGGCATCATCAATACACCTTTTGCGCTTGCCCTCATAATCCAGTCATAAAGCGTTATCAATCGATTGGTGTATCGTTGCTGGTCTATCACATCCGCCACGAATGAGTGTATTTCACCATCAATAAACGGATAAGCTTTGAAAACGTATGGATGACTGCCATGTTCGTAGGGCGTCTCCCCTTCCCTCAATATATCACCGAATGGAGATAGATAATAGAAATACCAATAATCATCTACAAACCAAGTAGCTTTTATCAACGGTACTTCTTCTTCAGGCATACCCACCTCCTTGGCCATACGCATACGTTCTTCGTTTTCAGCAAGTACTACTTGTGCATAATCTTCCTCATCTATCTTGAAAATGTCACCATTTTGGTAATCATGACAACGGTATCTCGGCTTCTGTTCCTTACGCCATATTTCTATTACCCTGCATCTTCCCGGCTCACTGGTAAAGAGAAAATCGTAATTTTCTAACCGACTATACCCAAATCGCTCTGCGTAAGTGGCTATATAATCCTTTCTTGCAGCCCACTTATAAATATCACGAAGTTCACGATATTCTTGCGGACTGGAAGCAAATTGCTCACACAGTTGCCCAAAAGATATATCATGTACTTCTCCAAGCACGGACACATCCCAACCTCTAAAATCCCTCATATTGTTATCTATGAAGAAATTGTTCGGCTGTACATAATCCGTCCAGCAATCTTCTTTACCATTACGCCAACCATATGATTTACGATGAACAATAAAGCCACTGATTAGAAATTCTTCCATACTTCGAGCGTACACATCGGGCATTCGGTTGAGTTGCATATTGCATTGTAATATAGTACTCATTGTTTCACCGAGCTTCTGTTCATCTCTATCACGTGCTGTACAAGTAGGTTCTTTACTTTGGCTGCGGTACACCCCCAGTACACTGCGTACAAGCCGACGAATAAGATTATTTTTCAATGGCACATTACCTTGGCTCTTGATATATTCTTCTTCAGTCATGGATTTACCATCAACACAAATCATATCATCCCATTGAAAACCATAAGTATAGCGTTTATTGCGTTCCCGGTCTTTTCGAAAGTCCTCCATCTGATTCCAATAGTACTGCGCTTCCATTAGAATATCAAATGCTCTGCGGTCACCATACCGCTTTGCGGAAGCAACGGTATCAATTTCAGATAATTCATTCCGTTTCGGCGCAATTCGGCTCATTGGTAACAATTTTCCTTTGCCTTTATTATGCATATTTTCGTTGTTTAATGATTGCTTTAAGTACAAAAGTAGTACCCCAAGCAATCATTTTAGGTTTAACTATTTACGTTCGTCTTGCTCCATCTCTAAAATGAATTTCCGCTTTAACTCATTAATCCTCTTTTCAAGTTCTTCTGCTTTTGAGGTATCTCCGATTTCCTTAGCAGTATCATAAGCTTTCTTTAGTTTTGAGTAAATACGTTCCATTCCTTTCATTTTTACATATTCAGGATCAATGATAATCTCGCTTATTAGTTCTGCTTTCTTCTCCAACGGTAAACTCAAATCACCTTTAATGGCGCTGAATTCACTCGCCTTTGCACGGTATGCATCCAAATAACCAAAGAACTTCTCATCCAGCCCCCTACCTACATTACGTTCATCGCCACCGCTCATCAACATTCGGTTGGCAAGCGGAACATAACGCCAATCAAAATCTTTTTCACCTGTTCCCACATTGATCAAATTACGAATTTGATTGGTTACAGTGAAGAAGCCGCCGGTGTATTGTTTCAATAGATACTCAATGGCAGCAGGATTCAAGTCAATAGTACCTTTCCTATACTTGCTTCCTCCACTGACTTCGTTCAGTGTTTCAGAAAGGTTTACAAGGTCTTTATTCGCACTCTTATAGGCTTTCGTCCAATTCGGCATATATTTATTGTAGGGTGTATCTTTCCATATCGGACTACCGTACCAACTCTCGTTATTCGATACTTCCACCATCGGCTTGACGCTGCTTGGCCACAACGCTTTTGTCCCCTCCATCATATCTACGGGAAGCAATTGGCTCATCTGTGCCAATACATCGCTAACCTCCAATTTCTCGTTATGGAACAGGGAAGAACCGGTAAGTTCTCCCATCGCATACACAGCTCGGTACTCGATAGGCAAAGGAATCTTTATCCATGCGTTACCGGGCCCCTTGACAATGAGGTTCTGTCTGCGAGTATGTTCGGGTATGTCATAGTAGCTGTCATCGTCATCATCACCTCCAGCCGAAGCAAGTGCGGTAACAAGCATGGCTAAACCATACCATGATGCAACGACAGTACCCATTTTGCCGGGATGCCTCATCGCATACTTCAAGAAGTTTCCGAACGTTCCTTGCAGGGCGGCATTCCAAAAGATATATCCGGCTCGTCCTGCACCCGATACACCGGCTGCTACATTTCCCAACATGGTTTGTCCTTCAGCCCCCAAGAACTTATCACCTGCGCCTTTCTTGTTGAAGTTCACACTGATTTCCTTAGCATCCCAAATACTGCGGTCTATTGTCCGTCCCGCATTCCTGCTTGTTACAAAGGCGGCAAATCGAGCACGCATCTCTATACCTCGTCCCACTTCTCCTATCCAGGTAGCCATACATTCACGTACCACATGGGCAGGAATTTTTTCATTCGCCGCTTTCAGCATCTTCTTGATTTCTTTCTTATGCTCGTCAATGTCTGCCATTCTTGAAAATCCTGTCTCGCCACCGTTCATCATGAACTGATAAAACATTTTCTCTATTTCATCATCCATATCAAGCGTTCCCCTGCGGTATTTATCCAATAACATAACCATTCTTACAATAGGTAACTTCGCAAAGTTCATGTTATATTGAATAGCATATTTCGGACTTTCCTTAACCCACACCATAGAATTAGAATATACCATATCACGCAAGAAGTTACTTGCAATAAAGTCCGGCTGTAATGTGGTGTACAATGAGGACAGTGTTCTATTCACATCTCCAATGAGATGTACAAGCTGACCGATACTTCCGCTGATATCATTATCCGGGTTCGTCTGTCCGTTCAATGCTTGTGCAGCTCTCGGATTACCGTTGATGGTAATCACATAGTCTCTGCCGTTTCGCTTCACCACCACTTGATGCTGTCGCAAATTACGGTTCTCTACCACACGGTACGGAATGTTTACCGCATCCTTGCCGTGCTTGTAATTATCGGGGGCAGATTCAGCAAGCTGCTTCATCTTATCCTCAAATTCGTTCATCTTTCGCTCTACCTCTTCGGGACTATCGTTGATGTCAATATTGTCGGGGAATATCGGCTTCCATTCATCAGCAACCGCATCATACTGCAACCACAAATCACTCACACTAACAAGGTCGCTCGGATGGTTGAGGGCAAAGTTCAAGAACTTCTGCTTCACGAGTTTGTTGCGGTTTCCCTGCATAATGGCACTCTCGGCCATGGATTGTAGGTTGGCAAATGGATCATCTGCTTTAGAGCGTCTTCCCTCTGCTTTCTTGATAGGTGCATTGAACAGACTCTGCTTATGTGTAAGGTAAGCGTATGCTTCAGAACTCGTTTTTTCATCAAATCCACGCAAAGGGATATAAAACTCATACATATCTCTTACACTGTCGTAGGTTTCCTTGCTCATCATTCCGCATTCGTAAGACTTGGAAAGGACTGCCTTGCTGACGGCATTAACCTTGCTCCACAATGCGGTGGTGTCGTGTGCGTTTTCGTACTCATCTACCATAACCTGTGCTTCGGCTTCTGCATCTACAATCTCTTCCATACCTGTAAGGGCAGTAAGACCTGCATAATCACGCTTACGACACTCGTCGATAAAGTCCTGCAAGGCCTTTGTACTCTTCGGATGCTGCTTCTGATATTCCGCAAAGTCCTTTTGTGCATCACGCTCTGCCATTACTCTATTGCGTTCAAGACCGTGTTTAGCCATCATATAATCGGTCAGTTCCTCGCGCTCTGCTGTATTATGTGCAAGTTTGGCTACTTCTTCAAGCATTGGCTTGAACAATAGGTGCGCAAAGGCATCGGCTTCGGCTTTGTTCACACTTGATAAGCGGTTCTCACCTAAGTAGGCATTTTCAAATCCATCAACATCTTCCATTCGGGTATTCTTGCCGAGGATTGCGGTCATTGCTTCTTTCAAACCAAGCATACTATCTTGCAAGGCTTCCTGTGACTGATACATTCCACTCTTCACACGTTGTTCATATTTTGCTCGTGCCAAAGTACGCTCGTGTATTTCGGGATCACCGTCTCGGTTCAGTACATCATCGGTTGAGGTGTCGGCAAATTCGCCAACCCTCAACTTGTGCTGCATAGCAATGTCGGCAGCTTCTCCGAACAGGTTGCTGTGCTTACCCTCTTTCAGATTTTCATAACTACGCCAAAGGATATAACGGAGTTCATTATCCGTCAGAGTAACCCCTCTAAAATCGGAAAAGCCCAATTTGTCGAGCATTTCAAAGAAGAATTGTTTTATCCTCTGCCACCAACCGTTTTTACGTGCTTCCTCGAAATTAATGTGTTCGGCAAGTCCGGCAAGGTATTCTTCGGTAGCCTTGCGGAAATCCCAACCATTCTTTGAAGCCATATCTACAATACGTCTGCGTATAATTTCATCGGCATTGTTGAATACATTATCAAGGAATGTATCAAAATGTTCTCCGAACAACTGCCGTAAGCCGTAGTGTGCCACAGCCTCGTGAAGTAGGGTCTGCTCAACGTCAAACATGCTCGTGTGATTAGGGATGACAATAGTTATCTTTCCTGTACTCTTTGAGTAGAATCCTTTCGCACGCTGTTTCTTACCATCCAGTGTTGAGGCATCGGTAACAACCTCCACATTGTCAAGATGCAGTTTCTCTGTCAGGCTTACCACGCGCTCTGCCATTCTTTGGCGTTCACGTTGTGCAAATTTCCTCCGTTGCTTTGCAGTTCTCCTTGACTGTCCAAGCAGTTTTGCCACCGAGTCATTATCATAGCTGACCTCATCATCGGTGTATGCACCATCATCTTCACGTTTTAATTCATCATCTTCTTCCGAGGTAGAAACATTATTTGCCGTTTCTACTGTGGCATCCATTTCCGCATACTTGGCTTCCTTTTCTTCCAATTCTTTTTTCATCAGTTCGGCATATTCTTCCAACTGTGATTTCGCTTGTGCCAATTCCTCTTCATACTCGAAAGGTTTGCCCTCTCTTGACAAGAGTTCTTTCAATTCGGTCTCATTGTGTTTCTTGCTTCGTTCAGCGGCTTCCAATCTTTCGGCAAAGTTCTTTCCTGTAATCACATTGCCGGTAATGTCCTCAATGGCATTACGGAGCAGATTTTGACGTACAGGAACATCCTCGATACCGAGTTCTGTACATGAATAAGTCATTTTTCTTTCAACGTCATTGAACAAAGTTGTACCATCACGCATGGTCTGTCTTGTCAATTTAGTTGTTACAATGAATGGGAAATTGCCTATCTGTATAGTCAGTTCTCGCTTTTGTTCCCCTGCAATATCACCGTCTTTCATCTGCTTCATTTCAGCAAGAACAGTCTTGTTGTGTTCCTTGAAGAAATCATCCATTGTATCAACAGAGGTAAAGCGATGTTTGCCGATTACAATCTCTTTGAATTGTTCATCGGGGAATGATGCACGTACAGCCTCCAAGGATCGGCTGTTATCCTCAACACGCTTTTCAGCATCTTTGATAAAGGCTTTTAACCTTGGCTTGGCATTATGGATGTAGGCTTGGTCTGTTTCCCATTGCTTTTTACGGCTTGCATACTTGCGTATATTCTTTTCCGCATTGTTTTTCAGCATGGCATACTCACTGCCGGAGAGTTGTGCTATAGTATCTCCAAACACATCTTCTTCCTCCTCAAGCACACGGTTGGTCATACTGTTCGACATCATCTGCTTGCCATTCATAATACTATCGGCAATGGCCCCCTTTGTTTTCAGACGTTGGTAGGCAGTAACGTCCAGACTATCCTCTACACCGAAACGCAAGATACGTATAGGTTTATTCATATCCTTGTGCAGATTTCCCTGTCGCAAAATACGTCCGTTACGTTGGGTATAGTCCATTGGACGGTTAGGCGCATCCAAATGTATCAGCGTGTGCAAGCGTTCCTGAATGTTCACGCCTGTACCGAGTGTAAAGGTCGAACCGAGAATCACACGCACCTCGCCACGGTTTACCTTTTCAAAGATTTCAAGTTTTTTCTTGACAGTCATTCCCGACCTCATTATCACAATCTCATCTGCAGGAACCCCCTCTGTAATCAGCTTATCCCTGATGTCATCATAAAGGTTGAAGCCACTCTGTTTATTTTGGTAATTGTCGGCAAAAATGGCAACCGTACCTTTGTAATCGGCTGTTTCTTTCAGCGAGCGCAATGTCTGTCGAACGGCTTCATGAGTCTTACTGTTTACATCATCTTCGGCATCAGACTGTACCAATCGGGCATCCACGGCAGCGGCTTTGGCAATACCGTACATCGTGAGCGGGATGTGGCTGTTCTCTTTCTTCTCCTTTCCGCTCATCTGTTCATAATGTTCAAGTTCGTTCTTTACGAACTTCATGATGCTACGCAATGCGCGTGTCTGTGGCAGATAAAGGTCTTGTGCCTTTCCTCCCTCCATTTCGGGTATTTTGTCCTTTACGCCGCCGGCTTCTTTAGTTAGGACGGTATCGGACACTCCCGACCATATACGCACCAGTTCAGGCAGATTGACATACCCAGCAAAGCGGTTGTTCTCTTTGAACTTTCCACTTGTGGTGAACTCCAGCATCTGCTGAATGTTACCGAAGTTGCGCACAAAGTCATCAAAGTAATAGATACCGTACTCTTTCATCGTATCAGCAGGCATGAGATAGCGCATGAACGTCCAAATCTCTGCGGCGGTGTTGCTGATAGGTGTACCGGTTGCAAAGATTACGTTCCGTCCGTTGTTTTTTTCCAAGATAGCCTGTGTCTTCAGGAACACGCCTTGTGACTTCTTGCTGTATGACGGATCCACACCTTTAACTCCACGCTGCATGGCAGTGGCAAATCCGAGGTGCTTATACTCGTGCGCTTCATCTACAAGTAAAGCATCAATGCCCATATCGTCAAAGTTCTCCACATCGTCAGTTCGGCGGTCAAGCATTTCCATAGCTTTAACCTCTGCGTTCTGCAAAGCTACAGCACGTTTCTTTTCATCATTGGCGGTACGTTTCTTTGAAGCATTGTCTGCAAGTCCGGCAAGCTGCTCCTCCAATAATTCAATTTCCCGTTCAGCCTGTCGGGTAATCATATTTTTTCCGTCCGGGTCTTCTTCTTTCATCTTTTCAAGAATGAGCATCTTCTCCTCAATCTTGTCCTGCACGAAAGTCATTTCCCTTTCCTCGCTGTCGGGGATAAATTCAAAGGTAGACTGCGGAACGACAATCATATCCCAATCGTTGTAGCGTATCTTGGCATAAAAGTTCTTTCTGCCCTCTGCACTGCGGTCTGCTTCTTCAAGTGTCAGTATCTTGGCGTTGGGGTACAGTTCCTTTGCACTTGCAACGAATTGTCCAACGGTAGCATTCTGCACCACAATCATGGGTTTGCGTGCAGTACCCAAACGGCGCATTTCCATTGCTGTAGAAATTAGAGTAAAGGTTTTCCCTGTTCCAACCTCATGGGCAAGCAACAAAGGCTGTTGTGTGCCTCTTATAATGGCTCTGCCTTGATGCGGACGCATCTTAAACTTGTGCGAGGCACCTCCGAAATACTCCGGTACAAACTCATCTGGTATGCTCATAGGCACAAAGTTATTGAACGTGTCATTATAGATACGCTCAATCAATGCCGACATTTCCGGGTCACTCTGCATCTTCTGCCTTGCCCAATCCTTGAAATCTTGACGGATTTCATCAATTTTGGCGGCACAAGCCTGTGTCGCTTCCTTGTCGGTAATGGTTTCGGTAGTGCCGTCATAGTGTTTCTTGGTGGTGGAAACGGTGATGCTTCTGTTCTGAATGGCAGCTTCAATGAGAGTATGCCCCATAATGGTACGGTTAAGCATTTCGCTGGTTACCCCCATTGCACGGTTCTTCTCATAATCAGTGAAGTATGGTTCTTTCATAAACCAAGTACCGCCCACAGCTGTAAACCGTACGTCAACCTCCGTGCGTTCCTTTACAAAATCCTCATACAGTTTCGGGTCAATCCAAGAACTTCCGAGGGTAAAGTCAATCAAATGTGCGGGGATTTCCATAGGCATGACCTCCTGCAATGCCTTGATGTTGCGGTCAAATTGCCCATTCTCGTTATTTACCTCTGCTTGACGCAGTTTTTCACGAATATTTCCGCTCAAGTAGTGATACGATGCTTCCATCTGTCGGGTTACAGGGTTCTCGAAACCGTAACCGCTCTCGATGATTTCTTTCTTCACATCCTCGATACCTGTGCCAAGTTGTCCGGCGATGTACGGTATATCTACACGACCGAATTTAAAGATACTTGCAATGATACCGTCCTTGACATTGGCAGGAGTGGGTTCTTTCTCTTTTTCAACAACACGTTTGCTGAATACATCGGTCTTGTCAAATTTCTGTATCTGGTTTCCTTTTTCATCTGCCGTTTCTTCAAACTTTTCAAGAGCGTATACATTGGCATAGTCCACATCATTTCGGAGAAACGCAATGGCGGTGTTCTTGTTGAAGTGTCCGTATGTGCCGACAAAATCATCGTATACTTTGTTGAGTTTGTCAAGCAACGGTTTAAGTCCCTCATCGCTTTCATTCGCAGTCTGATAGGAAAGGACTTCCGCAAGAGCTTCCTTGATAGCGGTGTATGCCTCAAAGCATTCCACTTTCGTATGCCCCTTTACCTTGTTGGCATTCACTTCGAGAGGTTGTGCGCTTGCAGTTGAGTTGATGTATAGTTTTCCGTCTTTGACAAACACTTCGCCAAGCTTCTTGCCGGGCATTACATCGGTGGCAAGCTCGGTATTGCGCTCACCAAATTCCTCTGCACGGAATGAGCGGACAAATTCAGCCAACATTTCTTCCTGTTTCTTATTCTGTTTAGGATATAAGCCTTTGCTGGTCGGGCGGAAAGTATCGCCTTTCTCAAATGCAAAGTGCATTTCACCTGCCATGTTTTCGGGGTGTTCAATGAAATAGCGGTTGTAGTCCATTGAAAGCTGCTTAATGACTGGTATCTCCTTGCCTTTAACCTTGCGTGTTTCCCCGGTATCGTACTCTGCCATACGCTCTCCGCTCACATCACTTACATCGATGGCATGGACAGACTTCTGCCCGTTCACACGCTTGCGGATAACAACGATGTCAGAGGTTACTCCGGTGCCGCCGAAAGTCTTGTTGTGCATGCGGAAAGCACCCACGAAGTCTGCACCTCCCTCGCCCACAATCCAGTCACGGAGTTTCTTACTGTTGTCAAGCGTACCATTGGACGTGATGAAGATACCCAAACCGCCCTCACGCAGTTTGCGCACATTCTTTGCTATACAGAAATCGTGTATGTTGTGGAATTTCTTCGACAGGTCTTTGTCGCCCGTGGTGTCATTCACACGGAGTCCGGTAACGAACGGAACATTAGTAATAGCCAAGTCCACACTTCCATTAGGAATACGTGTCTGCTCAAAACCCTGTATCTCTACTTTGGCATCAGGATAAAGGAGTGAGAGAATACCACCCGAAGTCCCGTCAATCTCAATAGCATGGATGTCGCTGTGCTCGCTGATATTTGTAGGCATCTGCCCCAAAATGTTTCCGATACCTGCAGAACCTTCAAGAATGTAACCACCCTTGAAACCCATTTGTGTAACAATATCCCAAAGAGTATCTACAACATAAGCAGGGGTATAATACGCACTATTAGCACTCATTACAGCTTCTTGATAGGCTTCTGTGCCCATCAACTGCTGTAGACGTGTCGAATATGTATTATCACTAAATACTTTACCTAAACCACCCCAGCCGCTAAACTTGCGAAGTACTGCCATTTGTTTAGGAGTAGCAAGCTCTCCACTCTCAATAAGTTGCTGTGCCAACTCTATAGCTTTAATATTGGCCTCTATGCGTGCATCTACCGAAGTTGGAGCATAGTTCGTCCCCCGGTCTGAATGATTATTGCGAGTATTTTTCGGTTCATCTATGGCATCATCGGAAAGTCGTGTTCCTCGCCCCCGTTGTATTTCGCCTGTTCCTTCCTGTACTCTACGATTTCCTCGTCCGTCATCCCTGCCTCTTTGTAAATCTCCGTCCACTCTTCCTCGCTCCATGTGTACGGTGCTTCTAGCGTTTCCGCTTTGTGGCGGTAGCATGCTGCGTCTATCCGTTCCTCCAGCTCCATTTTCGCTATTGACTTCTCGCTGTGTCCCTGTAATCTTAGTACTTTCTTGGTGTATTCGTCCATCTTCGTTGTTGGTTTCGTTATTATCAAACAAACTGCCAAACAAACCAAGCTCGTTTGACTGCTGTAAATTTACAGTTTTTTTCTCACTCTTCTTGCGCGTTGAACGAGTTTTCTTTATACGTTCCTGTGCAACTTCAACCTCCCCCGCCACTTCCGCCTCTTTCGTTACAGTTTCAGCGGTGGCGAGTGCATCAATGCCGGACTTGTCAAAGTTGGCCACGTCGAACTTCTGCACCTCATCGTAAGAGGTCATGTCAGTATTAAATCCGTTTTCTGACACCTCAGGCAAATCTCTCGCACCATTGTAAAATGCTTTAAGGTACGGACGTATGGAATCACCCAAGTCTGCAATCATAGCCTTTGCATATTCTGCAAACTTCCGTGAGCCTTTCTCTAAATGGTAAACAGCCATTTCTGTGCCAATGGCAAGTATTTCAGGGTCAATACCGATATTCATTTGACCGAGTAACTTCTTACGCATACGCTCACGAAGTTCCGCATAACGCTCATCAGTAACAAGACGGTTACCACTCGCTTCAGTCTTTTTCTGTGAATTGTCTTGTTGCTGCTTACTCCTCATATCGTTGATAAGAGTTCGAGCTTCATTAGCAAACTTGTCTGCACTATCTTTGGTCAGGAAAATAATATTTCCTTCATGATAAACGTCTCCACCACGCTTCTCTCCTAAATCCATCACAGCCTGCTTTTCCGCGTCAATCATCTTCATCAAAGTACGAACAGAATATCTGTTATCCATTTCCTTATCAACAACGAAATCTGTCCTTTTGTCATGAATTTCATCCTTTGCCTTGCGATCAAGTTCTCGGGTCTTAATTTTATTTTCAAGCGGAACACCAACTGCATCCAAAACTTCTTGCATGCCATTCTGCGGATTGCGAAGAATGCCTAACATTTCCTCCGGGCTGTTGGTTGTCTGACGAAAACGTGCATCACCAATAGGTATGGGACCGCTCACATCATCTCGAGTCAAAGTCGTATATCCGGTTTCCTTATCAACAGAAACAGAGTATTGCCATACAGGGGTGTAATCCTGTTTTTCATCCTTTGCTGGTGCTTTGGGTTCAGTAAACAGCACATCACCATCATTTACAGCCTGTATATCCAACATTGATATGGGAGGTTGTCCTTGTGCATCTACTGCGTATTCTGCTAATCGTTTGGCATCCTCTTCGCTACGCATCATAAAGCCGTGTTTTTCCCTGTCCCACCAACCTTTCATTTCTTTGGCGAACATACTTACATGCTTTTGAACTTCTTTGCGCAATTCCGATTGGAACTCAACAAGTTGCATATCTAGCACCTTACCTCTCTTGGTAGTGTACTGGGCAGGCTCGATGGTGTAAGCTTCGTTTTCGGCTGCTTGTGTGTTTGCAGATTGCTCAACCTTTACTGGAGTAGTAGCAACTGCGACGGTCTCTTTCTTCACCGAAGCATATTCTGCAAATGCTTTGGTCTTGCGGTGGCTGCTCTCAATCCATTTTTCAAAGTCTTCCAGATTCACGGCAGTAACCACCGCCTTATGCTTCTTCGCCCAATCCTTATCATAGTTCGCAAAGTAAGCCGCCTCGGCATCGTCAGCCTCATTGAAACCAAGCATCACCTTGTGTTCGTCAAAGCTACCGTCCTCATTGTACTGGTCAACAACAAATACCTTACGACCATTCCACCCGTCAATATCATCCGAGAGGAACACATCTATATGATCTCCGTCCACACCTTCCGTACCACGAATATAGCCATAGGTGTTCTGCATAGTCGTTTCCCATTTGTTACCCTCCGCATCTATTCCACTACGGACAGAACCTTTCGGGTTTTCAATGGTAATATTGAATGTGCCTACCTGCACATGACCTTTCTTGTAATTGCCGGCTTCTTTCTGCTTCTCCGTAGGAGTAGTATCGGTTTCTTTCTCTGCCACTGCAACAGCATTGGCTAAAGACGAAGATGCATCAATGTAATTAACAACATCCAATAAATCTCCGAATGTATGACCGTCATACTCATAAGAACTACCGGTATAATCACCTTTCGTATCAGGTGAATCAACTTTTATGACCTTATGAGTACCATCAACAATGATAGTTTGTTTATAAGTATCGCCATACTTTCCGTTTTCAACCCAATCATCTTCTTGAACTTCAATACGTCTTGCAATTTTTGCACTAAGTTGATTGTCTGTGTCATCAGAAGATGTGATTTTCTCTTGTGACAGAGTGGGTTCTACTTCACTTTGTCCGCCAACACTTTCAATTCCTCCTGTATCGTTGGCTGTTCCAATTCCGCTCTCACTTCGTTCTCCTGGCACAAGAGTTCCATTGCTTCCTTGCTGCCCTCGTTGGCTTGTTGTAGTATCGCCAACCAATACATTGCTTCGCTGTTGTCCATTGTAATCTAAATTTAATGCTTTTTTAATAGCCTGTACAAGCGTCCGAGGGGTATTGTCCGGTTGCTCAAACAGGGTTTCTTCTTGTGTACCTTGTACAAGGTCATAAATTCTACTGAATGTATTTTGAATGAGGCTTTGGCTCTCCCCTTTGTACATTGCGGCCAAATGCAAGACAAAGTTACTGAAATTATCGGCAGGGAGATAGCTTTCTCCCGTGGCATCGTCCATCTGATACTGACGTTTCCAGTTTTCTATGGCAATACGTGCTTCCTTGAAATTCTTGGATTCTGCAAACATTGTATCTTGAGATAAAGCATAGTAAGCACGGATAGAGTTTTGTATCTCACCAACCATGCGTTCAGTATTTGGACTGTCATAGTCACGGAAAGTAGTGGCAAGGATAGCTCTTTGTGCTTTTACAGGCAACATATTGAACATTTCTTCCAAACGGGTACTGCCATCCTTAAAAATACTCTGGTACATAATACCTCGCAGATCATTCTTAGCTTCAGGCGTCAGATTACCCTTACTGTCAAATGCGCTTTTATATTGGGTAGGACTGATGAAGCCCTTTGTATTCATCCATTTCAAGACATTGGTACCATTCACATCCACAAGTCCAGAAAATGACAATTCATCCTCCGAAGTCCTAAGCAACAGGTTGGCAAATGAACGTACTTCGCTTCCCATACGTTGCAAAACATTTTTAGGTTTGATACGTTCCACGCCTCCGCTTTCGGTGTCCTGCGCTACATACTGCCCAAGAGATATTGCGGCAGTATCATCTACGCCCAACATATTGACAAGTACTGGGCTTTGCACGGCTTCAATGTCTTCGGCACTTAATCCGAAATCTTCCGCATGGTCTTTCAAATACTTCTTATATGCTTCCGCCTGTTTCGGGTGACTGTTCCACATCAACCGGAGAGCGTCACTTCGGCTGTTTCCTTGTATTACTTCGCCACGTTCGTTAACGGTCGGTGCGCCAGTGTAAGCGGTAACACTCGATGTAATCTCTTCCGGACGAATGTTTTCGGCGATTTTACGTGCAGACAAGACACTCGCCTCATCATTTCGTTCTTTTGGTTGCGCTTCATCAATAAAATGCAGAGGATTGCGCACGCCTTGTATATGACTCGGTTGCAACAATGACGCATCAATCACAGTTACATTGCCGGAAGTCACTACGTCATTGCTGAATTTCACATCCACCTCTTTGCCTTGTGCGGCCTGTAATGGTTCTTGCCGGTCAACCTTATGCCCGTTCACACGTCTATAACCTCTTGCACGGGCATCTTTTGGAACATCATCCACCATATCAGGGACTCCATTAAGAGCTTCACGTTCTATACGTTCGGCCTCTTCACGTTCCGCACGCAATTTTTCTTCTTCCGCCTTGCGCAATGTAGCAGCTTCATCAGCAATGCGTCTGCGTTCCGCATCTGCTTCCATTTTTCTGCGATTAGCAGTACCAGCAATCTTCTGCCAAACGAATAGTTCCTGTTTGGCAGCATCAATCGCCGCTTTGCGCTCTTTCTCGGATGCTATCTTCTCGGCAATGGAAACACCACCTTTCGATTTGGCTTTCTCTAACTTCTTCAAGGCATCTTCCTTGTCGGCTACCATTCCATCGGCTACGGTCTGTGCCATAGCCTCATCGCCCTCGGTTTGTTCTACAATAGCATCCCAAGCAGTGTCGCTGTCGGTCTGATCATAAAGAGGATTACCCTGTTCATCTTTGGGTATTCTCTGTATTGCAGGAATATTTTGAGAGGCATTGTTACCTTCATGCATAGTTTCAGCCGAATTTTGCGCATAATTTTCGACATTTTCTGTGTTCTCATGCTCAAATGCCATTCCGTTATACTCCAACAGCATATTGTCAAGTTCGTCACGAGTGAACAAATTTACACGCTTACCGTTGATAGGAGCTTCGGTAAATACTTCATATCTACCGTCCGCATCTGCCTCTGCTGTGATATTGCCACGAACGATAACGCCGTTCTCATCGATAAGGGAAATAATGTCATTGAGGGTGTATTGTGGTCTATCAGCCTCCTGCAACGCCTGTTCTATCCCGGCATTCTCCACCGCTCTCTGTTGCTCAAACTCTGCAATTCGTGCGATATTTGCTGCCTCTATCTGTTGTTGAATGATTTCCTTTGCGATAGGAAAAACATTCATACCATCAGACACATTTACAGTACCGTCACCATTATCCACAATGCCTTGCTCATTTGCCACCACTTGCACTTGCAGCTGTGAACCATCCTCACCACCAATAGTGTAGTTGTCTCCCAGATTGAATGCGACAACGCCATCAATCTTATCCGCAGCCTCACGCGCAAACTGTTCTCTGATAGATTGTGCGGCCAACTCCTTCTGCTCGTATGGGTCTTGTACATCATCAATAGACAATATAGCATCGGGAGATACTTGTTCAAGCACACCTGTGTCCGCATCACGGACAATGATGCTATTGTCAGAATCGGTCACACTTACACCGCTACCGTCTACATATGGTACAAGAGTCCCACTAAGAACATACACCTTGCGTTCATCCTGCTTCATGGTTGCTCCCTGTATCATACCTGTCTTGCGATTCACACGTGCATCTATCATCGAATTGCTCTGTTCCACCCGTCCGTCTATATCATCACGTACACGTTGAATCATACCATTGTAAACCTGCTTGGCATTAATATAGTCAATAACAGAAGACTTATCCTCATCACTCCATTGCTCATTCCCGTTCACAAACTCCAATACGGCAATCGGATTCTCTTCAATCATCGCAAACATATTCTCATCTGCCAGGTCTGCCACTTGTGTTCGATGGTATTCGTACAGGTTCTTCGCATCGTTCATTTCCTGCGAGGAAGTGACGTTGTATCCGTCAAGATAACTATCATTTGCCTGTTGTTCGCTTTCACTTTGAACACCGCCACGGGACCGGGCCATAGAAGCAAGATTGAATCCACGCAAATTCAACGAACGTTCCATATAATTCAGTACGGCTGCTTTCTCATCAGCGGTAAAATCTTTATCACCGACAACAAGTTCCGCAACTTCACCGATATTCTCATTGGTAGTAAGGTCAAGTGTTGCCTTCAACGGCTCCCATACTTCTTTACCAAGTAATTCATTCACTTTTGCATCTGCTTTGTTCACGCCATGCTTCATGGAAGCGTAGTTTGCAGCAGACAGAGTATGTTTTCCTGCCCCCATCAACCCCATAGAGAGTGCCATTCCACCCCAAATATCACCGTGGAATTGCCCAGTTGCAAATAAGTTAGTATGCGTGCCGTCCGGATTCTGCTGATAAGCATCATCAAGATTGAGCATTGTGCGCCACAATTGACCGTAGTATTCTTCTGATACTTCACCAACATAATCACTGACACCCATTTTATTGAACATCTGATGAGTTTGCCCCATTATACTATTCAATGCACCGGCATCTGCTTTTGAAAGTACACCTCCCAATCGCTTTGCCCCTAGAACATTGGCGAGTTTGCTCATATTGCCAAGCGTAAGAATAGGATCAAGATGTGCGCCAAACATTTCTGAATAATTCTCAATGATAGCATTGGCTTCACCTTGCCATATTGCACTTCCCCAGGTCTTATCATTGGAGAAATCATAGTTACCGTTTTCATCAACAACCACATCACCTAGCTTCCGGTCAATGATGTCAGAGACCGTTTTTCCTGCCTGTATGGTGTTTGTCATCGCCGGAGCACGTACAAGCAAATCATCTGCGGTTGTCCCAAGTGCTTTGATAGTCCAATCTGCTGCGTACTGTCCTAACCCTCTGACACCATTCTCTTTAATATAGGATTTAAATCCCTGTTGAGCCATTTTTTCAGCCGTTTCTTTACCTATGACCTTTGCGGCGACTTTAGTGCTTCCTTTTGAGAATGTAGATAAACCGTTGAATCCGCCACCAGTCAAAATGAAATCCAACATAAATGAAGGCATATATCCAGTCATGACACCGGCTCTGTTCCAAAAGTCGGCATTTCCACCGTATCTTTCCTCTGCCTGTTGTTTCTCATGGATTGCACCCATCATCATATCATGGGATTCACGCTCGCCCTCTGTGGCATTATCACCTTTGAGTTTGTCGGCATTCATCATGGTCATGGCATCCGCCATATCACCCATACCGAAATCCCACGTGCGTACATCACCCATAGTACGACCAAAACCACGCCAAAAGCCTACATCAACCCCATTTTCACGGTCTTTCTGTTCTTCAAGGTTCTTGATGAGCTCTTCTGTTTCTCTAATGGCTACTCTCAATGCGCTGTTTTCCTTGTCTGATTGCTGGCGCGGTGTGTAAGTGGCTGCTCCCAATATGGCAGCGAGCGGCGCTTTGTTCTTTTCCGTTTCTTCTACCCATTCCTTATGCACTTCGGAGGCTCTTTCCGCTTGCTTAGCTTTTAACTCCTGCAAACGGAGATTAGCCTTGCGTAACTGTCCGCCGGTTGACATATCGGCAGCTTGTCGGTACCGGAAACTCTCGATGTCAGCAAGAGGTTTACTAGTAGTCTTGTTACCAAGTGGAGTAATATATGTTTTTTCCAGTTTCCCATTTTCAGGATTAAACTGCATTTTACCCTCTTTAGTTTGCAATCCGGGATTCAACCCGTATTCTTGTATATTATCTACACGTTCATTTGCGTCTTGTATCTGTGTTTCCACATTCTGTATCATACGGTTTGTACTGGCAATCATCTCTGCTTTTTCTTGTTCGGTAGGTTGCCACGCCTGTTCTGTTTGTACAGCAGGCTCCGGTGCAGGTGTTTGAATCTTTCCGAAACCTATATTATTCTCAAACTCTTCAAACGGTTCCATCTCATAACCTTCTTTCACTAGAGCATCATAAGCTGCCTTGCGTTTTGTAGAATCCGATAAGTTCTTGCGGAAATCTTCTTCACTCTCCATATCGTAACCATCAGAAACAAACGTATCGTATAGCTTCTTTATTTTATCCTCATTTTCAGGCATAATGTTTCATTTATGATGTTGGACTTTTCTTTTTATTACTACTGTTATCTCCGGCTGTTGGACTTTTCTTCTTATTCGATGCCGTTTCAACTTCACCGGCAAGTTGGCTGATAGGTTTTGGAGTAGAGACATTCTTTTCTTTTGCCCCCATTACATCATTTTCTGTGGTTTTCACATATTGGTGAGTCTTAATACCTAACCGTTTAGCCTCACGCTGCACCGCTCTCTCATAATCTTCTTTCGTATCATAGTAAGTGGTCTTACCATCAATAGTAAGTGTCATTCTTTTCTTATTGCCGCCACTACCACCACGGTTATAATACCCAGCTCTAGCATTGGATGCGGAAGCAGAAGCCTTTGAAGCACCCGCTTTAGCCTTTTCAGTTTCAAGTCTAGCCTTTGCAAGATCATCAGCATATTCGGCCTCCACTCTTTTACGTTCTGCATCAGCTTCGGCTGCTGATATTTTATTGTTTTGGAGCTTAACGTTGAGGTCAAACATCTGGTTATCTCGTTTTTCCTTTGCGTCCGCAATGGCATCGGCTCTTTTCTCGCGTGCTAACTGATGTCTCCAATTACGATCATCTCTCGCTTTGACATCATCAGCCTGCATAGCACCAAACAGGCCGCTCAAATAAGCCCGGGCATTCTCATTACGTTCTTTCATTAATCGATCATACCTAACCTGTAGCCTTTCCGAAGCTGTGTTTTTTCCACTGTACATATTCGGTGCACCCTGCGTTGTAAAATACAAATTGGAGAGAGCAGATATGCCATCACCAATTGCCGCAAAAATTTGGTCACGTTTTTGCTTTTTCTTTTCTTTAGCAAGTTCTTCGTCAGTCGGTGGAGTATAAGGATTAAGCTTCTTGAACAGTTCGGCGTATGAAAGGGCACCACCGTCCGAGCCTTCTTGTTTGGTCGGAGGTGGCGGCGTAGTAGTTATGTCAGGTTTGAGTGCGGTAACAACAGGAGCGGTGGCCGCTTTTTGTTCCGCCCATTCCTGTGTACCCTTTACAGGTGGAGGTGCAGAAGAACCGTCTTGCTGCTGTTCATGCCATTCTTTAGAACCTTTCGGAAAAGGTGTGCCACCTCCATTACCTAATATATCATCATATGTCGCCATAAGTTACCTCCACACATTAAAATGGCATTTTGCTTGCCGCACTCGTTACTCCTTGTACGGCTCCGGCTATCGCTTCTGCCTTACCTTTTTCTAACTGATTGAGTTGCTCAACAAAAGCATTGTCATTCTGCATATAGGTGGCCTCGATGTTGTCTTTGCGCGCATCCGCCTGTGCTGCAATCTGTGATGTTGCATCAGCAAGAGCCTTGCTATTCGCTTCTTTTGTAGCTGCTACACTTTCATCAGTACCGCCCATTACAGCCTGTATACCAGCTGCCTGCTTATTACGGTTCTTGATACTCTCTTCCGTCTGCGTGAGAATACGTTGCGCATCGGCTCGTTGCGTATAATCCTCATTGTACCTGCGATCATACCAATTTTGGTTCTTCTGTCGCTGCGCCTCAACGTTGCTCTTAATTTTCTTCATTGCTTTCGATGCAGAGATACCGCCAAATATGCTACCTGCCGCTCCTATAGCACTTCCAATTAATCCCATAAAACCTTTGTTTTAATTATTAAAAGTTATACCTCATTTGCGAAAGTAAGCCCTTATCTTCGCAACATCATTTTATCTTTTTACACTAATAATCATTATGGTATGGCAAAAGGGAAAAAGACAGGAGGACGACAAAAAGGAACACCTAACAAAATAACAGCATTGGCCAAAGGCATGATTGAAAAATGGCTTGAAACTCACAATACGATACCTGAAGGGGATATGGCACCGCTAATAATGCAAGACTTTTTAGAACTTGATCCTAAAGACCGAGTGAAGGTTTCTATGGAGTTCATTAAAATAATTATGCCGAGAAACATCAGCATTGATGATAACGAAATTCACCTTACCATTGAAGATAAGTTGGTCGAACTTGCTGGGGATGAAGAGGACGACGAAGAATAATCTACTTCTCTCTACTTTAGACGCGAGGAGTTGCTTACCCTTAGGGGTAATATAATACAGTTTTGCTTGAAAGCGATATCCGGAAGGATGTCGCTTTTCTTCATAAAAACAAAAACCTACAAAGAAAAAGTTCCTTGTAGGTTCGAAAAAATCAGAAGCCCTTTCCTTTCTGCCGCTGATATACTACCGTCTGATTCTTATCAAGATTGACGATTTTAAACATCACCATAGAACGGTTAGGAATATCTTCGGGTAACATTGTCACAAGTCGTGCTATAACATCGTCCACGTTGTTGAATCCTACATCAGTCAACTCTGCAACTTTCTGCCCATTGTGGTAAGCCGCCCCATTTACCATATATCGGAATGATAATCTAAAATGCGTATCTTCCTGCTTCTGCTCGCGAACAGATGTCTTACCGGAGAAGAAAATGAAATCAACCACTTTTTCGTTTAATTCCCAAGCAGGAGAATAATCAATCTTTATATAGCCCCGTGTTACCTTATGTCCAGCAGCATGATTCATCGCAAATGCAACCTCATCAATTGAAGCTCTCACGTCATTCTGTGCCACAGTACCCCACGTGTGCCGGAATGTATAGACCGAATACCGTTCTTCTTTTGCCATTCCCATGGCCTCACATATTTGCCTAATTCCACTGTTAACATTGGAACCAAAACTGTCAGATGTTGTCATACGCTGATAAAAATTGAACAGACGATCGTCATCCTCCTTCGTATTGAGATATTTATCGAAGAGCGGTTGAATAATTGCCGGCACGCGCATTTCCATATATGCACCGTCGGCACGAAACTTCTTTGTCTTGGCACGCTGATAGTGAATAATGCTGTTCCGATAATCCTGCTTTTTCAAATTGTATAGATCAACTGTGTTGATTCCTGCCAAACAAAGCACCATCATGGCTATATCACGTCCGAACTCCGTCTGTGGATATTTCATCTTACTTTCCGGCAGAGGAAATGAAAAGAATTCCCGACACGCTTCGGGTGTAATGGCAAGTTTTTCTGCACGATCTGCCGAAGGAATCTCCACTTTCACCCATGGATTAGTCTTTATACGAATAATCCCATTATCATAGTCGTTATACTCCAGAATAGCAGCTTTAAATACTTGTCGCATACAGATAGGATACATCTCCTTAGCTCGGTGTGTCTGTTCAAGCGACTTAATCCACCTATTCATCAAGTGCGATGTGAGGTGTGAGAACATTATCTGCGTTGTTCCTAAAAAACGTTCCAAATGTTGCAATGCCAACTGATAGTTCTTAGCATTACGTTGTTGACCGTTATCAATCATTCGGTTGATATGCTTTCGCGCATAATCTGAAAAGCAAACATCATCATTTCCACTTGCAAGAAATTCGACTACTTCCTTGACTGTCCAGTGCTCAATATTTTTGCTGTTAAGTCTCTCCGTATACTCCAATATTCTCTGCGAACAGAATTGCAAAACATACGGGTCTTTAATCTCATTAGTTTTGGTGAGTTCCTTCTTCGTCACCATCTTGTCTGTTTTAATGAACGCAGAGCTTCGATGATGAGTCACCCGGATATATACCGGATAAAATCCGTCAGCCCGTGCCGTTCTCACTACTGCTTTTAATGTTGCCATTTTATATTCGTTTTATAATTAAACATTCTGTTTGGGCGTACTATGTTCCAAAGTGATTGTTCCGTGTTCCAATGCGATTAAGGCAAAACGCCCATAACTTATTGACTATACGGAAAAAGCATTTGTACAACACTTGTACAACACTGTTGTCAAAACTGCATAACTATTGTACAACATTTGCGTTTATTTTACTTATTTTTTGTGCAAAATGCACGTACATTTTTAAAACACAATAGGCGGTAAGCCTTTGTAAATGAAAAGCATACCGCCTAATTAACTGAATATCAGCTATACCGCCTTTATCCCTCGATTGCAGCCTG